CAGCTACCAGCTGACTAAGTTTTACCTCATCTAAACCTTTTAAACTATCTAATAACTCAAATATATTTTTATTTTCAGATTTAGCTTGTTGCAATAATACTGTAGTTACAGCAATAGCTGCATTATCGTCAAACTTTCTTTTTTTAAAAAATCCTAATACACTATCAACTTCATTGCTTGTAATCGATATCGATTTTGAAAAATATCTATCAAAGAATGATTTTACCTCTGCTGCACTATCAGATGATTTATTAATACTTTTATCAGTTATACTACTCATTTAGCCACCTATAATATTCTCAAGAGTGCTAGTAAATGCTGCACCTTGTAGTGTTGGGTCTACTCTATAGTTATCAACAACTGCCTGTTGTAGTTGTAGTTGTTGGGTTGCATTTAAATTATCAAACAGCTGGCCGTTATCATTAAATGAGTTTGATGATCCTTGTGCTATTGCATAGTTTCGAAGAGCATTCCTGGCCAAGTCTCTTTGCTTAATAGTACTATTTTGTAACTCTCTTTGAGATATTGTTGATTCAAATGCTGCGTCAAAAAAGGCTGTAGTTATAGCTGTCTGAGTTGAACTTTGTGGAAAGAATGTATTACTATTAAATGGAACTCTGTTATCTGTTGTAACTGGATTAGTTACAAATGGAGATCTTAGGTTACGTTGCTGTTCGGTATTAAACTCAGTTATTCCTAATATGTCTAAAAATATATCAGCAAATACCTTAGTCCAACCATTCTCAATTCCTGTTGTATCACTACCCGATCCTGTACTAATATACGGACTTGGAGATTTATCATAGTGTGCGTTATCTGCAAATCCTGCTGGATTATCATCTCCGGTATAACCTCTATCGTATAATACTGTTTCATAATCAACACGCATAGTATTTTTCATTATACCAGAAGCATCTGATTGATCTACTCTATCATGTTCCCAGCCAGATATAAGAGGATTAACAAGTGTAAAACTAGTAAAATGACTATCAGTATTTTGATGATGTAGTTGGTGTATAGTTATACTATTAAAAAATGGATATGTTTTGCCGGATCTGTTAAAACCGTGTCTATAAGTATTCTGTGGCTCACTATCGTATAAGCCAGTTTGATATGCACGTGGACGAGTTCCTTGATCAGCATAGTTGCCGTCTTCATAATAATATCTATAATAGGCTTCCCACAATAATGTTGTTAGCCCAGCAGCATCATCATGAAACTCAATATTAACAGGATTATAGTTTATTCTTGTTTGAACTACTTTTTTTCTATTATATTGATTTATTGTTTCGGTATTAATATCGTAGTTTGGTAAATCAGCAGATGATGCTAATATATTAAACTCTCGTTTGTTTAATAAGTTACTAACATTGTTTCCTAATGATTGTAACGCTATTGGATTTACATCTATTACAACATGATATAAGAATTTGACTTTAGGCGCAAGTCTAAAGTTATTGCGACGATACAAGTTTGAGGCGTGAGTAAAGTCACCCATTATACCTTTGTTGGTATCAAAATTAGTAAAGTTATCAAAGTTTCTATTTAACGGCATAAAGTATTTATCTTATATTTAAACAGCGCACATAACAAATAAGGAGCCCAATGGGCTCCTTAGAAGTCAAGCAATCTCTTAGTTAGTATTAAAGAGCGGCAGCGCCTGTGGCACCTGTGCCTGTTTCAGTATTTCGATCTTGGAAGTTATTAGGCGTTCCAACACCTACGTTAAGTTGTACAGCATTGTCATATTGAATATTAAGAGCTACTGTCATTGCATCGTTTGCTGAGTAACTCATTGATCCGTAGTCAACACTTGTTAAATAGCAACCATATAGTTCCCAAGTTTCAAGTACAGCTGGAGTATTAGCGCCGTTGCCGCCGTCTAGTACTTCAATACGTTGTGTAAACTTATAGTCTTGTCCTGTAGCAGCACTAGACTGTTCAAAGAAATCAAACTGTTTCTGTAGTTGCTCGCCTACTGAACGTTGTACGTTTCCGTTAACATCGTCACGTAAGTTCATTGTAACTGCTTGCCATTCGTGCTTGCCTGCCATATAAATTTTACTGTTGTAAACATCAATCGGTATTTGTTGGAATGATATATTTGGACGGGTTGCATCAATAACCTGTTTTGTTAATTCAGTTGTGTTGCCTGTAATACCAAAGTTTTCCAATGTTACTCGGAAACGGTATTGTAGTTTAGGCATTAGCAGACCCTGACTGCTTGCACTAGTATCGTTTGCTAACGGTACTGTTAAATTTAATAGAGTTGAGATTGCCATCTATGTTTCTCCTTATCACATGTATTTATCATTTGTAGGGGGATTTTATTTTCCCCCTACTTTAATGATTTATAATCCTGCGATTTCTCCTGTATTTTTGATACGCAATGGTATGTATATAAACTCTACTGCTTTGACTGGTTCAATAGCAATATCTACATATAGTTCATTTCGATCAATTCTCGCTGGTGTGTTGTTTGATTCGTCGCACACAACTAAGAAGTCATATAGAGCTCTTAGTCCCACTAGTTCAACCATTAAACTTTCTACTTGTGCTTTGATTTCATCACGTGTGATTTTATCATTTGGTTCAAATAGATATGGTTTTGTCAACTGATTCAACTGACTACGTAAGTACACTACAAGTCTTGCAACATTAACTCTATCAAGAGCACTTGCATTTCTTGCACGAGTTTTTTGTCCAAATACAACTAGCCCTGCACCTGTTAAGAATGTAATAGGGTTAACGTTGTTTTGATACAATGTATCTCGCTGTCCTTCGTTTAGTGCTGATGCAACAAATTCGCCTTCGTTACTAATGTAACCTGTTGAAGTTGCGTTTGTAACTCCGCCACGTCTTGTACCTGCTGGTGCAAACCATGGATAAGCAACTTGGTCATTAAGTGCAAATGTACGTAGTACCATATGCGATGCTGGAACAACAACATTGTTACCTGCATTATCGCTTGTGAAACCACTTGGATAATAAACACCTAAGTATTCATCTCTACTTACAAGTCCGTTGTCATTATCTTCAACAACTGTATTAACGTTGGTTGCCCATTCGTTAAGTGAAGTTGCATCCGGTGTTAAACGGAAAGGTGAATCACCAATAACAAATGCTGTTAGGCCTCTGTCATAGTTTAGTGTAATCATTTCTCCGATTAGCTCTGGATAACCTGGTGTTGACATCAAGTTAAAGATACGTGATTCATTGTCACGAATATCTTGATTTTCGTTTAGCATTGCTTGTAGTTTTTGTACTACAACTTTACGCTGTGCTTTACGACCAAAGCTACCAGATCCATCTGCTTCGTTAGCTGATTCTGTAACCCAACGGTGTGGATAATATGCTGACATTGATTCGTCGCCAAAGCGTTCGTTGTCTGCTGCTAAGTCGACATAGTTACGCTCAAAGCGTTTAACGTTGAATCCGCTTCTACGTAGGTTCCATAGCAACATACCTTTTGGATATAGTGCTGGATCTGGACAATCTACATCGACATAGTTACTAGTAATCATGTCAACAATATCGCCTTCAGTACTGCTGTTTGCACCTGCTGTGTTGTAACGTGCATCTGCAAATAGTACACCGTTTTCAGTTGTTTGATCTGTTGTATCAAGTTCAACCCAACTGTTTAGTGTATTATTCCAACGATAGATTCTTGGGAAGTTTTCTAAATCTGCTGTACTAACCCAAATATCGCCAGTTACAAGATTGCCACCATCTGCACGGTCGCCATCAACTGGTTCAGATGCAGCAACGATTGGACCGCTTGCGTCTGGAGCATTTCCAGGTGTAACATCGTAATACGGTGAATCAGTATTCAAATATCCAACCCACTTATCGCCATCGTGTACCATAATGTCAACTTCATCAACAACACTACTATACCATAATGCGCCGTCAGCTGCAAGAGCAGTTGGAGCATCATTACTTGCTGTATAAGTTAGTTCTTTCCAAAGTGTTGCAATATATGCACCTGACAACCCGTTTGGACTATCATAAAAGTTTACAGTTCCTGATTTTGTTGAGTAGTTCCAAGCAGTAAATGCGTCAGCTAATGGTGTGTTTGCACCATCTACAAATCTAATGTCGCCACCAATAGCATGTGATACTACAACTCTATTAGTTGAATCAACACTAGCAGTAACATTAGTTAATCCTGCTGTATTAATAGCTGCTGCCATTAACTCTGCATCAGTTGTAGCACCTGTTGCACTAAATGAAATAGTTACTGGTGTACTTAATGTTGCGCTTCCTTTTACTGTTTCACTAATAGTAAAATCATTAGTACCACTTGTAAATGTATTACTGTCGACTACACCACTAGTAATAGTTGTTGCGCCATTAGCATTACGTTTGAAAAGAGTAAAGTTAGCTAGGTTTGTTGCATTTTCTGTAACATTTGCCATTGCATAAACATTAAGCGTTGTTAAGTTTGCGCCGCCACCTGTTTTATCTAAGCCAGCTAATGCTGCTGAGTTTGAAGTATAAATCGGTGTGCTTACTGCATCCCATAGTTCAGTTGAACCATTCCATACTTTTGTTTTCCAATCTGCACCACTGTTTGGTGTAGTTGTTTTAACCCATACACTTCCTGTTGGACGTGATGCTGAATCTGCTGTTTTCCATTCTGGAACACTTGTGTGAGCAGTTGCTTGATGTGCTGGTGGATAATATGTTCCAGCAACAATACCTGCATCAGTTAGTGGTGTTCCTGTACCGTTACCAAGAACGATGTTAGAATGTGTTGCACCAGTATTTTTAAATGCTAATCTGTTATCTATTGCTTCTGCAGTGATTCCAACAGCACCTAATGCTGTATTAATATCACTTACTGTTGAAGCAAGACTAGTTCCAGATAGTACAACTGTTACACTAAGACCTTCTGCAGATCCAATAGTAATAGTATTACTTGCTGTAAATGTCGGTGTACCTGCTGTACCTGTTACTGAAGGCCAACTGCCTTTCCAGTTTGCACTGCCTACTTCTACCCATGCACCTGTTGTGTTTTTATACCATGTACGTATAATAGTTGAAACAGCTACAACTGCGTAATCGCCAATAGCGCCAACTGATTGTTTTGGAGCATAAGGAGATGAACCTGATGTTTGTGTTGCATCGGTAATAACAGTTGGTGTTTTGTTAGTAAATGTTTGACCAACTTTATTAGTCGCTGACTGCGCACTACCGTTCCATTCAAAGATACCAAACTTTGTTACTTGAGTATCTAACCAATAAGTACCATCTGCAGGATTTGCAGTAGTTGGCGTTGAACTAGCTGATATCGCTGTAAGGTCAACATCTGCTCTTACTACATATGCTCTATTGCTTACGCCTAGGTATGAATATGCTGCTTGAAGTCCGTATTCATTTTGCTCTCCGCCATGAATAGGATTGTTGTTAGCATCTGTATAAAATGTAGGATCACCAAATGTATCTACTAGATCTCGCTGCGATGTTAGTAGGTATGGTTTACCTGCATTGGCTTTTTGAGTTCCTGGTGCAATACCAGTTCCTGCGCCGTTTAGTTTATTTTCGCCTGTTGCGACAAATATTATAGGTACTGTGCCTGGTTCTGCTGGAGTGTAAAAACTCTCATCAATAACGCTGACCTCTACACCTGGTGAAGTTAATGCCATTTTAATTTTCTCCTGTAAAGTGTTTCACTTACAAGTATTTAGCATATCACCGGTAAAAAAGGCGGTTTTTAGGGGTTAAGTATGTATATAACTCATTAGCTGTTTAATATTAAACCAAAGATCATCCAACGTTCCGTTGTTATCTATAGTAAAATCTGCCATCCATTGTTCAAGACTCATGCTGTCTTTTGACTCAGGCATCAGGTAGTTGCTGCGATCAACCCAGATACAGTAATCAAATACACCTGTGTTTTGCATTGCAAAGAATTCACGTTTGTTGCGTAGCCCACAATAGATATCATAGGCATCAAACATTTCTCTACCTAGAGTCGCTGCATCAGGAACATTATAATCGCAGATAGCATCATACCATTCTGCTCTGTGGTTATGCCTGTCAGCATAACACTCTTCTTCATTAGCGTATCCATATTTGTCCTTTAAGTTATCATAGATGAACAACTTTGAGCAAAACTTACTGCTGCTTTCAAATGTATAACCGTACTCGTCTCGCAGAATTTCGCATACAGTGTCTTTACCATGTCTTCCATGGCCTATTACTAATAACTTCTTTTTCATAATTTAAATGTAACATACTATTTACATTTTGTCAATATCCATTTTGAAAAAAGATCTGCCCAATCGTTGTGTGCTTGTTCGAGAGGATGTTCTGATTCTTTTCCTTTTTCGTATTTAAACTTTGTTGCCCAATCGTAAAATCCAAGGCTATCTTCGGTGTGTATATTATTAGGAAGATTTAATCTTCCAACCATGTCTTGTAAAAAAATATTATCTTGATTTAATAACTCTGGTTGTATATCGTTAAACGACGATGTAAAAAAATATTTAATATTATGATTCTCGAGCCAGTTTGTTAAATATTCAAGTTGCTGTAGTGGATAATATACATGATTATCGTGCGTGTCACGCCTAGCATAAAACTCTACGTTTGTTCGT